AAACCTAACTTTCCAGAAGCCAAACATGGAGTGCATCCGTGGTAAAAATGCAAACTATTTTCATGACCCTTTAGCCATTGTCCAGCCTCATTGACATTGAAATTTACATTTACTACATCGTAGTCTGAAACAAACACCAATTCGTCACATTTCCTTTTCTCTAAATACATGTCGTAAGCTAACCATCGTAAGTAGCAAGCCATTCCGTAAGGTCTACACGGAACCTCCATTATCTCTTGATGAATTTCATTAATAGATTTTACAAACTCTGAGTAATACGGGTGAGACTCAGCTAATTCTCTGGTAAAATTATGTCTTGGGTCAATTAATATTGGGTCAAAACCTTTTTTCTTCCAACTTTGATACCAAAAACTTATACATTTTTTTTGTAAAGGGTGACTTAATTCAGAATAGAAACTTAAGATTTTCATCTATTTATATTAAAATAAAAAATAAGATATTACAATTTATTTTATAAATTGAGGGGTAAATCCAGTGTATACTTGCTCCACTTTTGCATCTTGAAAATCATTAAATATTTTTATCATCCAATTACCTAAGACTAAAGCTGAGTAAGAATCTTTTCTCGCTTTGTTGGGGCCGCTTGTTCTTTTTAATGTGTCAGGCAAGTCAAATGTTTGATTTCCTTGTGGGCTTGTTTTGATTTGTATTAAAGCACATTGAGCTTTTGTTAATTCAATCATGTCCTGTTGGTGCTCAACAAAATCTATCATTTTAGCTCCATCGCTCTGCTTTTCTTCAGCGATGTTTCTTAAAAATTTCAAATCCTTAATAGGTATTTTTGAATTTATCTGTTTTTTGTAAAATTCATCCATAGCTCTTCCTGCAAACCATATTTTCTTATGATCAAAATGAGATTGTAAAAGCTCATTCGCTATTCTAATCCAACCACTTGTAGGCTTCCTTAATATACAATATTTTCTATCTTTTAAATCGTATTCTTTTTTGGCTTTTAGTAAATCTTCTTTGTAATTCTCTGGTCTTTCGAAATCAGATGTTAACATTTTAATTTTTATTGACGATTTTTGAAACAATCCGCTTTCGTTACAAGCATTGATAAACTGCACTCCTCCATTGTAGTCACCCACCATAGCTATTATATTAAATGAATTTATTAGGTAATGGAAATATTCTATATGATGCTTTAGATTTGTTCCTGGCATTGCATATGAATGAACTAAAGTTCCAGTTTTGTCTCCATTCAATTTGAATACTTGTATTGCAAAATCATCAGAACTGTCTGACTCTGCCCAGCTAGGATCGAAGGACAATATATATTTATCATTGGGACCCCCTTTAACTTCTACACATGTAGATTCTCCATCTGGTATCGTGCATGCCGCCATTCTTGATGTTTTGAAGTATCCTGAACTATCGTCAGTAAATATCGCCCCAAATTCTCTATCAAACTGAGACTGACTCATGGTAGCCTTAGATTGTAATATTAAATTTTCATCATATAGTTTCCTTGGAGCACAGTCGTAAGAAAATTGCATAATACATCTAGTGGCGTTACCATCTTCTTTGATATCTCCTTGGATTAACCTTTCAAATTGCTCGTATAGTTTATACAAATATTCGAACTTGTAAGATGCTGAAGATAATGCTATAAGTTTATTGTTCGGCCATTGATATCTATCCTCCTCTTTCATTTTACCCTCTTTTATCAACTTAGATTCTACTTCGTGCATCCTTTCTCTCTCGACAGGATTTTCGACCACGGAAAGGAAAGGTACTATAACTTCATTATAAATTCTTTCTGGCATGAGCAAAAATTCATCAATAATAATTCTATGGAACCTAAAACCTCTCAATTTTGATCCGTCTCCCAAAGGTAAAGCTCTAATTCTGGAAGACCCTATCTCCATTAACCACTCATCATTACTTTTAGATTTGTGAGTTATGCATTGCTGTAACAATGCGGCGTTTGGTTTTGCAGCTATATCTTCTATTTTTTTGAAAATCATTTTAGACTGCCTGAAAGATTTTGATAAAATCCCTATTTCTACACCTTGATTTAATATGGCATCTAGAAATGCATATATACCTGTAGTAAATGATTTTGACATACCTCTAGACCAAACACCTAATGTATAGTCGGTTTCAAACATAGCCTTGATGGCCATGTGCTGGAAAGGGAAAAGATCAACTCCTCCAATTAAATTAGTTGTAAAAGTTATATTCTCCCTAAGAAACTTATACAATAAAATCTTAGCTTCATCTTCGCTTTCTATAAAACCTTCAATCTCTTTTAGTTGTTGATTGAAGTCTTCTTTTTTTGTCCTACTCTGACTTCCCGTCTCCCACGTCATATTCTCGTAATGCCCTCCTACATAAATAATCTTCAGTTTTGAATGTTTTTTTGATTACATCTATAACTTCACTAACCTTATAAGGAGCGCAGGACATAACATTTACAAAAAATTTAAAATCTTTGTCTACAAAATGCCCAGTTATTAAAGAATTTTCATTCTCATGAATAAGTCTAATACCTTTCATTCTATCCTCATGTTCGCCAAAAGGATTTACTATCCCAAGAATTTCTTTTCCTGGATCTATAATTTTTGATATTTCTTGTGCAAATTCTTTAATTATGATTTGATCAAAACTATTCTCATCACATCCAAAAACATCTATCATGCAATCTACAGACCATATTTCTTTATTTTTCATATCGTTGTTTATCTAAAAAAAATTGAACATCAGTATTCCAAAGCTTACTTCCAAATAATAATAATCTCGGAATGATTTTTTTCAACCCAGATCTGTTAGTTGCAAAAATAATTTGACATACATCTTGATACTCTTGGGAGATTTTTTTAACATTATGCCAGATATATGGCAATTTAGATTTATGGGGACTAAAGGGGTTATTCTTTTTTATTTTTTCTATATCACTTTCAACCACAACATAAAGATAAGAATTAAACTTTCTGGCCCTATCAATCTCCCTAAGAAATCTTTCAAAATTTGATCCACTCATGGTGGATTTAAAGTCCGCCTCACTTTTCCTATCTATATATGTATAATCATAATACGGTGCAGCAGATGTATAGTCTCCAAAATCTAACTTCATCTCTTCTGAGTTTTTATATTCTACTGGCTTTTGTTCTCTGGTATCTATAAAAATTTTTAAATCATTAGGTTCTTCTTTCGTCCAAAAATCTTTTGGGATTTTTTTGCAAAAAAAAGTTTTTAACGACTGCTGTTTTGCGAATTCCGCATAACTTCCAAATAATTTTTGATATAATTTTATAGGAGGTAAATCTGATAGTTCTAACTCTATGTGAGATAATGCATTTTTAGATTTTTTAAATTTCACTCTTTCTTGATAAATTTTTGATATATATTTTTTTACTTCACTATCTGGAGCAACTTCCGTCCAGGTTTTAAACTCTGTTTTATTTCTGAACTTATCTTTAAAATATTGATTGTAATTTTTAAATGAAATCTTATGTTTATTCAACAATGATTTCCTTGGGTAGTAAGTTTCGTAATATTCTTTTTGGCTAATTGAATGTTTTTTAGATATGTGCAAATGCATACCCCTAATAGAATCAAATTTTGCTCCGCAAATTTTACACTCTAAATGCTCATTCAGGATATGCTCTTGCATGACCTTCTCCAAGTAAGATATTATTTACTACAGCCCCTCTTACTATTATTTCCCCCAATACTCTGCCATATTTTCCAACGCCGTAAGATTTTAAGATTAAATCTTCATCTTCAGATACAGAGCAAAGTTCTTCGAGTCTGGCTTTTGCAGCTAAGCCCCTCTCTTTCTCTTTTAAATCTCTAGTTCTAGTTTCTGGAGTATCAATTCCATAGAGGCGAACTCTTTTTTCTATATAAGTATCAAAACCTAAATCTATCAGTAGATCTACCGTATCTCCATCTACAATTTTTAAGACGCCTTTTATCTTGTAAATATAGGGTTCGTATAACATTAGAGTACATCATCCTTTCCTAAACCTAATATTCTAGCCTTCCAAGAATCCATATTTTCTAGTCTATCAGCTTCTTCCGAAACTAAAAGCTTTTGCTTTTCTGCTATATCTATCATCCTCTGTCTTTCTTCATACTCTTGAAATGATTGAACTAAGTTTAGAACTGAGGCTAATCCATCTTGCTTGTTCTTCATTCTTACGGATCTGTCTCCATTTAGTTTTTTGATTAATGATTCCTGTCTCTGTTCGCATTGGTGATATTCCGCGCTTTTCGCTTTTAATATTTCAGCTAACTTTACAGACATTTCTGTCTGGTCCTCACAATCATCAAACATTCTATTTAGTTTTTCCATATTTTTCTGTATTGTTTTTAGGTTTACATAATCAACACATACATTAATATATAGATTGACTTCATCTGCGGTCAAATCGCTTTTATCCCATGAGGCTCTTATGAATTCAGCTTCAAAAAGTTCCGCATCTTGACAATTATAAGTATTCATTAATTGAACAAACCTTGGAGAATTTAAATATTTTTTAAGTGCTAACACTCCGTCTTTCACATTCTTTTTTAAAGAATTTATATCTTCTTTTAATTCGACATGAGCAACGTCATTAATTTTTTTAATTATCACATTTGTCGATGAAGGAGGTTTATATTCATGTTTTTCTTCATTATCATCAGGGCGTATAAAATTTTTTGAGTTGGTTTTGAGAAACTCAGCAACAGTCCTCTGTTCAATACTTAAATTTTTTACTTCTCTATCTTGGAATATAATTTGTGCTATTTGAAGACTACTGAGATCATCTTTAGAATATTCTCTAATTAATTCTTTCTGATCTTCTGTTAAGTTGATTTTTTTTACTTTTTTGTGGACTCTAGTTTTGTAATTATAGCCTTTTTCTAGCATATACGCAGCGACAGCTTTACCTTCTTTATTTCTTCCATCAAGCTCTTCATTATTGAAGATAGTTCTAGTGAGTTGATCTATATCTGGAATTTGTATATAATTATTATCAATAAACTTTTTCTGCTCTTTGTTTAACATAACTATATTATATCCTTTTTTTCTATGATTTTTTTAACAACTTTTTTAAATCTGCTTTTTAAATTTTTAATTTGCTTGTAGCCAGCCTTCCTGCCCTTCTCGTTGGTTTTGTAACCCATGATTTTCGCTACTTCTTCTTCGTCTATATTTTGTATAAAAAGCATTTTAAATGCTACATAATGTTTTTCACTTAATTCTGCTTTTAGCTCTTTGTCTATCTTTTTTATCAAACCCTCTATTGCAAAGGAATCTCCATTACTCTTTGCTATCACTACATCATCTAGCGATACTGGTAAATTTAAATGGTATGCTGGCTTTTTAGTGTTAAACCATTTTAGGTAAAGCGGGCAAGTTTTATCTTGTTTTTTTGACTTC